CATCGCGATGAGCTTAGTGGTCGGCGGCAAGCCAGTCAAGTCCCAAAGCGACTGGGGAATCGCGATGGACCAGGTGGAGAAGCTGGTCAGACAACTAACCGACGGCTGCAAGTGCCACGTCGTCATGACCGCGCATGTAGAGAGGGAGGTTGACCAGGTGCTCGGCGGGGTTAAACTGACCGTCGCCACTCTCGGAGTCAAGCTCGCTCCCAAGATCCCCCCGATGTTCTCCGATGTGATCCTCACGTCTCGTGAGGGCGATAAGTTCTACTGGTCCACCGCGAACAGCATGGCCGACCTCAAGGCCCGAAACCTCCCTCTCAAGGATCACATCCCCCCTGACTTCAAACCTATTATCACCAAATGGCTCAGCCGAGGAGGCGCACTCACAGCAACAGTCCAGAGCTAGCTAGCTAGTAAGATCTATTCACTAACCACAGGAACCTAACATGAGCGACAGTACATTCGATCCCAGTCAATTCCTCGACGCCACCACCACCGAAGCCCTTACTCGACGGCCTCCCTTGCCCGTAGGTGAGTACATCGGCACCATCGGGGAACCCAAGATGCGAGCCTGGGAGTCCAAGAAGGAAACCGCCAAGGTGAAGTCCGGCATAGCCGCCGACATCCCTGTCACCATCGACCTCAGCCTCTACCCCGAGGCCCAGTCCGCCCTGGGCGGCATCGACCAAGTCACCATGACCGCGGGGGTCATGCTTGACCTGAACGAGGGGAAGATGATTGACTGGGGAGTCGGCAAGAACGGCGCGCTACGGCGCTGGCGTGAAGCCCTCGGCATGAACACGCCGGGGGAGGTCTTCAGCCTCAGGCAAATCCAAGGCCGACAGATCCGCGTGAAGATCAAGCATCGGGTCTACGAGGGTGAGTTCTACGACGAGATTGACGGGGTAGCCAAGGCCTAGCCCAGCACACCCAATCTCCCCCTTGGGGCGGGACTACCACCGCCCCTCTTTTTGTTCGCAGGAAGCGCTCTATGCACCTAATCCCCTCAGACCAAATAACCATCCTCCAGAACCGCCAGCGCAAGCTAATCGACAGCACCTCCCTGGTCGAACTCGCCACCTCCATCCAGTCCATCGGCCTGATCCACCCGCTGGTGGTCCGCCGCGAGGGCGACCTTATCATCCTCGTTGCCGGCGAGCGGCGGCTCAAAGCCATCCAGACCATCTGGGCAATGGGTGAATCCTTCACCCACGCTGCCGAAGCCATCCCCGAAGGCCAAGTCCCCTGCACCAACGTTCAAGACCTCGCCCTGCTGGATGCGATGGAGATGGAACTCGAGGAAAACATCCGGCGGCAAGACCTCAGCTGGCAAGAGAAGGCCGAAGCGACCAGCCAGCTCTTCGAACTCCGCCGCCTGCAGGCCGAGAAGCGCGGCCACATCCCACCTACCCCAGTTGAGTTCTCCCGCGAGGCTTACCCCGACCACGACCCCAGCTCTGCTCGCCGCGCGGTCCGTGAGGAGCTTATCGTAGCCCGGCATCTCTCTGACCCTGACGTCGCGGCCGCAAAGACCAGGGACGAGGGACTCAAGATCATCCTGCGTAAGGAAGAGACTGCCCGCACCGTCGCCCTGGGCGAGAGGGTCGGCAGGACGTTCAGTGCCGCCGATCACACCTTGCTCCAGGGGGATTGCCTTAAGCTCATGCCCACCCTCCCCCCTGCCTCGTTTGACGTAATCCTCACTGATCCCCCATACGGCATCAACGCACAAGACTTCAACGACTCCGGAGGTAAAGCACATGCAGTCGGTCATACCTATAACGATTCTTACGACAATTGGTGTAGTCTTATGGTTACTTTTTCTCAGCTCGCTGCACAAGTGCTTAAGCCCTCTTCGCACCTCTATATCTTCTGCGACGTGGACAATTTTGTGGAGTTGCGGAGCATCCTCAGTTCTGCTGGTTTTCGTTGCTTTCGTACTCCTTTTATCTGGGTCAATCAGAACTCCCAGCGTGCTCCCTGGCCCCAATCCGGCCCCCACCGGAAGTGGCAAATGCTCCTGTACGCAGTCCGAGGAGACCGCCCAGTCACCAAACTAGCCCCCGATGTCCTTACCTACCCGACTGACCCCAACCTCAACTGGGCCGCGCAGAAGCCTGTAGCCCTGTACCAAGACCTCCTCGTCCGCTCGTGCCGCCCAGGCGACTCGGTCCTCGATCCCTTTGCCGGCAGCGGAACCATCTTCCCTGCCGCCCACCCCCTCAAGATCCGCGCGACCGGCATCGAACTCTCCCCCGAGGCCTACGGCATCGCCATCCAGCGCCTGGGTGAGCTAAAATGATCTGCAAGCCCGAAGGCCCTATCCCCGCCCGCATCATGCTGGTGGGGGAAGCGCCCGGCGCGGACGAGGAACGCATCGGCCGCCCGTTTCAGGGAGCCTCCGGCCAGGAACTCTCCCGGATGCTCACCGAGGCCGGCATCATGCGGTCCGAGTGTTTCATCACCAACGTCTGCCGCGTCCGCCCTCCGAAGAACGACCTGGATAACTTTATCGCCCGCACCAAGAAGGAACGAACAGATGCACACACCCTTGTTCAAGGAAAATACGTACTCCAGCCCATACGAGAAGGACTGGATCTTCTTGCTAAAGAAATCCAGATGGTCCAACCGAATATTATTATTGCGCTTGGCGGCACGTCTCTATGGGCACTTACTGAAATCAACGGCATCACAAAGTGGCGCGGTTCGATGCTACACAGCAATCTCGGGGGTAGAACCACTCAAGTCATCCCCACCATCCACCCTGCCGCCGTCCTCCGCGAGTGGTCCTTCCGAGCTATCGCTATCTCGGACCTCCGCCGCGCAGCGCAATACCGCGACGGACGAGAGTATGCTAAGCCTGCTTGGAACTTCCTCGTTCGCCCAACTTATGAGCAAGCAAGATCCTGGCTCAACAGACTTATTTGTACTCTGGATACTGGCCCAGTTCGCTTGTCCTTCGACCTCGAAACTCGCGCAGGACACATTGCGTGCGCTGGGCTATCCCATTCCCTCACCGACTGCATCAGCATCCCCTTCATGTGCGTCAGAAACCTCGCCGGCTACTGGACAGCCGACGAAGAAGGAGAGTTAGTATGGTACTTACACAAGATCCTAACCCACCCAAATGCCCAAGTTGTGGGTCAAAACATTCTATACGACTCGCAGTACACATGGAGACACTGGCACTTTGTCCCTCGTGTGACTCAAGACTGTATGATATCGCAGCACAGCATCTTCTCGGATTTGCCGAAGAACTTAGGCTTTCAGGCTTCAATGTACTGCGAATATTTCGTCTACTGGAAAGACGACGGCAAGAACATTGACCCGAAGTCGGAGGCTGACGAAACGCGATGGTGGCATTACAACTGCCTCGACTGCGTCTACACCGACGAAGTCGGCCAGGTGGAACTCGAGCTGGTCAAGAAGCTCGGCCTGGAAGCCGTCCACTCGTTCCAGCAACAGATGTTCTGGCCGGTTCTGCAATGTATGCAGCGAGGCGTCCGGATTGACAAGCAGCGTCGTAACCAGCTTATCAACGAAGTCCAGCATGAAATAGACCGCCGCGAGCAGTTCATCGTTGACCTCCTGGGCCACCCTATCAACCCCCGCTCGCCCAAGCAAATGATGACCCTCTTCTACCTCGACCTCAAGCAACCCATCATCACCACTCGCGCTAAGAAAGGAGTCCCCGGCCATGCAACCCTCAACGATGACGCACTCACAACTATTGCGCGTCGCGAACCTCTGCTCAAGCCTCTCATTAACGCCATCTCAGATATCCGAACTATGGGAATCTTTCTCTCCAACTTCCTCACCGCCCCACTGGATACGGATGGCCGGATGCGCTGCGCGTACAACATCGGAGGGAGCGAGTCAGGAAAGTCCGCCCCGAAGACCTATAGACTTAGCTCAGGGCAAAACGCTTTCGGCTCTGGCACTAACCTACAAAACGTTCCTTCAGAAAAAAGCAGATCAGTGGACAAGGCGGCTGCAAGAGGCTCTACCGCAGGACTTGGAGATCCGTACAGCTATCCCAACATTCGAAGTATGTTCATCCCCGACCCAGGTTACACTTTCTTTGACGGTGACCTTGACCGAGCGGACCTTCAGGTAGTTGTCTGGGAGGCCGGCGACCTGGAACTCAAGCAGATGTTGCGCGAGGGAGTGGATATCCACGCTGAAAACGCCAAGACCCTCAACACCACCCGCCAGCTCGCAAAGACCTGGGTCCACGGCTGCAACTACGGCGGCAGCCCGCGGACGATGGCGGTCAACTGTGGCCTCACCGTCCACCAGGCTGAGCAAATGCAACGCGCCTGGTTCGCGGCCCATCCTGGCATCCAACACTGGCACACCCGAGTCAAGCAACAAATCACAGCGCACCACTACATCCAAAACACCTTCGGCTACCGTTGGTACATCTTCGACCGGATTGACTCCATCATCCCAGAGGCCATCGCCTGGATCCCCCAGTCCACCGTCTCCATAGTCATCAACCGAATCTGGATGAACATCTACCACGCTGTCCCAGAGGCCCAGGTGCTGCTTCAGGTCCATGACAGCCTGGCTGGCCAGTTCCTAACCAGGGCCTCGGGGAGTGTGCTGCCCAAGCTCGCTGCCGCCGCCCAAGTCCTCGTCCCCTACGAAGACCCCCTGGTAATCCCCTTCCACATCAAAACCAGCACGCAATCCTGGGGTGCGTGTGAATGAGGAACTACGATGACTGGCTCTCAGCATATATCCAATACGCAGGATTTAGCGAAGCTCCTCAGCGAATGCACTTCTGGTCAGGTGTTGCTGCCCTCGCGGGTGCATTGCGCCGGAAAGTCTGGCTGTCCATGGGCTACTACCGATGGTGCGTCAACCATTACATTATCTTCGTGGCTCCTCCAGGAATTGTCAGCAAGTCAACTACTGTTGCTATTGCGATGGATATCCTGCGCAAAGTCCCTGGAGTTAACTTTGGACCTGACATTGTTACCTGGCCCGCTCTTGTTACCGCCTTTGGAGCTTCAGCGGAGTCGTTTGACGTGGCAGGAGAATACCATACTCAATGTGCTCTCACTCTTGAGTCTTCAGAATTCGGAAATCTGGTTAACCCTGCTGATCGAGAAATGATTGACCTGCTCGTCACCCTGTGGGACAGCAAGCAAGGTGGATTCAACAAGGTCACCAAGAACTCCGGGACAGACAAGATCGAGAATCCCTGGATCAACCTTATCGCCTGCACCACTCCCTCGTGGATCGCAGGGAACTTCCCCGAGTACATCATCGGCGGCGGCTTTACCTCCCGCTGCCTCTTCGTCTACACTGACACGAAAGAAAAGCTCGTCGCCTACCCCATCTACCACATCCCTGAGGGGATGAAAGAAACCCAGGCGCAGCTCGTCCTCGACCTGGATCACATCGCCAGCAACCTCGCTGGCCCCTATCAACTAACCCCTGAGGCCAGGGAGTGGGGGGAAATCTGGTACGCTCACCACTACGCTAACCCGCCGTCGGCCCTCCAGGACGACCGATTCGCCGGCTACCTCGCGCGCAAGCAAACCCACCTCCACAAGCTCGCGATGGTCCTAGCGGCATCCTGCCGCGACGACCTCATCATCACCGCGGAAGATCTCGCGCTGGCCAACCTCAAAATCAGCGAACTCGAGGCCGACATGCCGAAGGTGTTCAGCAAGATAGGCCGGAGCGAGGACAGCGTCCAAGCCGAGCGCTTCGTCCAATTCGTCCAGAAGAACTCCCCAATCAGCTACCAAGCCGCCTACGCCTACATCCACGCGGCCTTCCCGTTCGTCAAAGACTTCGAGGGGATTGTGGCGGGTGCTGTGCAAGCCGGCCTCATCACCATGGATGCCGCGACGTTGCAGCTGAAGAAGGTGGAGGGGAAATAATGTACGTAGGGAATGGGGCGGTTCCGTACGTACTAAACTTCTTTCCTGAGCGCCCCCAACCCTGCAAACAGAAACGCACAGTCCCCCGGCTCCACCGCCTTGACCTCCGGTGGAATGCTCACCACTCCGGCGGCCTCCAGATTCGCCGCGACCTCTTCCGAGCACCACCAGCTGCTATCCTCCCTCCACTCCCTGCCGAGCACGAACGTCCTAACCAGCCCCCGGCTGTCATACGGCTTGCCCAGCTGCTCGTTAGAAAACTTCCAGTAGGCATCCCACTGTGCCGGGGCCACATCCACGGTGTAGAGGGTCTGTTTAATCCAGTCCTCATACCCCCAGGGCCTGTCCTGATAGCCGGGCGGCACGCCGGCATGCCAGTCCGACCGTGCCCCCCTCAGCATCCCTGCTGTGGTGAGCACATCAATGTGCGAGTAATACCCTGCTCCAAAGTACCCAATCAGCCTGCTCGTCCAGGCTGTACCCCTGACTAACGAGAAGGTTAGTTGCTTCACCCAGTTACTCCACCAGCAGCCGGCGGCGGCACCTTGCTCAGGTAAGCCTGTAGTTTACTGATCGCCAGCCCGATCAGCTGCTGCTCAATCTGCAGCTCCAGCGTAATCCCCAGCTTCGGCGCACTCGCCGTAAACGCCAGGATATCCGCCGCCTCGGCCGGTCCGTTCCCCAGGTCCTTCTGCAGATTCGTTAGCAGCGTAATCAGCGGCTGCCCTCCCACCGTAGCCAAATCACTCTCAATCATGTTCAACAAAGCCTGTCCAACACTAACGCTCATTTGATCTTCTCCTCGGTTTGCTCTAAAGGGGCAGCAACTGCTGCCATGGTTGCGGGGTGGCTGTCCGCCCCGGCTTTGGTAAATGTCAGTGGCTGTATGCTCGATCGTGCCCTCAGCACGCTGCCCACCAGCGGAGCCAGTATGGTCACCGCCCCAAACACAGCTTGCACCGCGGCGGCAATCTGATCCGGGGTGGTTAGCCCCAGCAACCCAGCCGCCTTGGGACTCATCGCCAGCAGCGCACTAACCACAGTGGTCACCTGACTCACCTGCACCGGCGACCTGTACCAGGGTATTGCTCCCTGCGTCGTTTGTACTACTCCATTCACAGTCGATCCTCCTATTTGCAGCGCCGCGCGCATCGGGGTATCCGGCGCGCAGCCAAGATGTTCACAGATGTAATCCAGATACTCCGCCGTCCTGTTCTCGGAGGGCGGCGCGAAGGTGTAGACTGCTCGCTGCAGCGAATACCCCCTCTTCGCGTACAGCTCGAGCTGCCTCTCCAGTGCCGCCCATCCTTCGTTGGGCGTCTGAAAGTAACCTATCCCATCGGGGTCGCCGGCAGCATGCTGCGCCCCCGGTGCGTGCCTGAGGTCCCCAGGGTTATTGTGAGTGGTGGGCACACTACCCACCCTGCCCCACCCCT